TAACGGCAGCCACCTGCTGCAGGGCTACGATCAGGTCCTCCGGGACTCGCGAAATCGACGCGGGCGCTCGATTGCGATCAGGAATGTCTTCCGAGCTGCGGAATACCAGGAAGCGCGCCAGGCTGCCATCCTGCAGCAAAGCGCTTTTCACGGCAGCCCAGAATGGTCCCGGTGCGCTGACGCCATGCACACAGGCGCAGGGCTCGATGATATCCTGCCGCGGGTGCTCCTTCTGGTCAGCGTATTCGGCGCCGAAGAAAGTCGTGCCCGCGCTGGTCGCGAGTTCGGTGAGCAGGTCCCAGATTTCGGACAGATGCTTGGGCGCGCGGCGCTTGTCGACGACATTGGCCATGAACCGGCCGAACTCGTCGATCTGGAACAGCGTGGCCGGCTGGCGCACCAGCGCCGTGATGAGGCCAGCGCCCGATGCAAGCCGCTCGCCGCCGAGATGCACAGTGAGACCTGCGGAAAACAGCGCCTCCTTGATAGCCTTGCGGGAGTGGTCTTTACCGCCGCCACTCTCGGCAATGCCGAGCACGTAGAGGTTGGAGCGAAGGTTGCTCTCGGTTCGCACGCGCCGGCCCATCAGGGCGCCGAGCATCGCCAACGCGGCGCCGACTGCAAGGCAGGGCTGCGGGCGGATGGCGCTCGCCAGGATATAGTCGACCATGAGCTTGAGCACACCATCAAGCCGATCGAGGCTTGGGAACGGCGGCACGGCGATTGTTGCGCGTGCTTCGGGCTCCGTCCGTAGCTTCGACAACAACCCGGCCGCCGGATGCACGGCATCGCGCGGTGCCGAGCCATCGAGCACCAGCATCGGATCGGGCTTCCAGCCGCGCTCGATGGCGTGGTGATAAAGCGTGCCGGCACCGATGCTCCTGGGTTTGAGGCCTGCCCAGGTCTTGGCAGTGATGGCGGGATCGTTTTTGGCCGACTGCGCCGACCAGGCTGCGAACAGCTCCGCGCCGGCCTCGGCGATGGCACCCTTGATCGCCAGGCCGATGCGCACCCAGCTGTCGTAGTCGAGATCGGCGTTCGGAATGAATGCGAGCGCCGAGCGCACTGCTTCGACTGTGCCCCATGACCTGAACGGCCTTCACCGCATGGAAGAGTCGCGGGCTTGAGCTCTTCCGGCAGCAGCGCGATCGCCTCATCAAGGAATGCCCGAGCCTGCGCTTCATCAATCGCTGGCAGGCTTTGCAGATCGAGATCGGCAAGGCTCTCTTCCGGCCAGTCGTAAGGCCGGCCGGTTGCGGGATGGATCGCATAGGCGACGAACTGCTGGCCGAGGCAAAGCACCTCCAGCGGATGCCGCTTGATACCTTTGAACGGCGCCGTGCTGCGGTACACCAGCAGGCGCTTGGGAGGACGGCCAATACGCAATGCCGGGGTATCGCCGAGCCGCTCGCGCGCCAGCCGTTCGATGAGATGCGCAAGGCCGCCATCGTCTGCGATATCGATGTCGACCGCGGCGACGGCACCACCGACAATGCCGATCCCAGCATCGGGCCAGGCGCGCCACTGCGCCAGCTCGAGCTCGGTGGTGGCGCGCGCGGCGTGCCGGGTCCAATCGGGATAATCGCGCCAGTCGCCACTGCGATAACGGCCAGGCTTCTTACTGCCGGGCTGGATCGGTATGATCGGATAGCCGTTGGCGACAAGGCGCGCGCCGAACCGGTCCATGAAGCTGGGGGTGCTCATCAGGACGGCACTCCCCTGCTCATGCCGTCAAGGCGCCCGCGATCTCTCCCGGCGAGATCGCGCAGGTGGTCGCAATAGCCGGTGACAATCACCTCGATCAGCGTTTGCCACTCTTCGAAGCTCAGCTGCGTGAGATCGGTTTTGCCGAGGCTGTCGAGATACTCGCCACCCATGGCGCCGCCGTGCACCATTGCGGCGCGTTCGTTCGGAGTTGGATCGATCATGCCGCGCCTCCGGTGACAGAGGTCCTGGCAGATGCGTGAGCAGAGCTCGCGGTAGCTTGTGTCGCGTCCGGGATTGTCGACGGACAAGTTGGCGTTGAACCAGCCGAAGCCTCGTGCTTGGCGATGGCAGACGGCGCAGAGGCCGGGGTGTCGCATCGCTCGAACCTGTAATTGATGATTTCGGTGAAGCGGCCGCTGGGACGCACCGCGATGGTGGTAGGCGCGGATAAGGTGTCGCTCGCCGCCAGCGCCGCCGCGATCGTGCTGGGGACCGGCACATTGCTGCGTGCCCGCCACCACGCCACCGCCTTCTGGCGAGCGTAGCCCGTGTGCTCGAAGCAGACCCACTCGCTGTGACAGACCAGCCCACAGCGGTAGTCGACCCGCAACGATGGCGGCTTGCCAGGCTTCTCGTGCCGGCTGAAGGAGACGCCCGACACCGGGACCCACTGCGGCCGCATGGTCGAGAGGATAGCCAGCGTCGTGGCGGTGGCGGCGACCTTGGTCTCCGGCGGCGGAAACAGGTGCCCGCAGTCCGGGCATTGGCGCACCGCAGCCGGCAGAATGCTGTCGCACTCGGGGCAAGTCTTGGTTGGTGGAGCGCCTTCAGCCTCGCTCGGCCGCTTGGGTGTGACCGCATCGATTGGACCATGCCGGGCGACATTGCCGGCAAAATCGAGCACCAGGCAGTTCTGCTTGCCGGGGGCGAGGCGGGTGCCGCGGCCGGCCATCTGCACGTAGAGACCGGCGGACTTGGTCGGGCGTAGCATGGCGATCAGATCGACCGCCGGGGCGTTGAACCCAGTGGTGAGCACGCCCATGGAGGCAAGCGCCCGCACGTTGCCGCGCTTGAACGCACCGATGATACGGTCACGCTCCGCCGTAGGCGTGTGGCCGAAGATGGTCTCGCAGGAGACGCCGCCCGCGCGAACCGCCTCCGCGACATGGATCGCGTGCTCGACGCCGGAGCAGAACAGCAACCAGGAGCGCCGGTCCTCGCCATAGGCCACCACCTCGTCGATGGCGGCCCTGGTGATTGGATCGCGATCGACCGCGGCCTGCAGCTGGCCTGCAATGAACTCGCCGCCACGGCTGCCGACACCGCTGACGTCGAGCTCGATATTGGTCGCCTTGCTGATCAGCGGGCAGAGATAGCCCCGTTCGATCAGGTCGCGGATAGACACCTCATAGGCGATGTCAGTAAACAGCCGTTCCTCGCCCTGATGCAGCATGCCGCTGTCGAGCCGGTAGGGGGTGGCCGTAAATCCGATCACCTTGAGATACGGGTTGATCCGGGCCAGCGTGTCGAGGAATCGCCGGTACATGGTGTCGGAGGCGCGCGGAATAAGATGCGCCTCGTCGATCAGCACCAGATCACATTGCTGCACATCATAGGCGCGGCGGTGGATGGACTGGATACCGGCGAACAGCACCTGCGCGCCGATCTCACGCTTGCGCAGTCCCGCCGAATAGATGCCGGCCGGCGCTTCGGGCCAGAGTGCCATCATCTCGGCGTGGTTCTGCGCGATCAGCTCGCGCACATGAGTGACGATCAGGATGCGCTGATCGGGCCATTGTCGCAGCACACCCTGGACAAAGGCCGCAAGAACGATCGACTTGCCCCCAGCCGTCGGGATCACGACGATAGGGTGCCCGGATTTGTCGGCAAAATAGTTGTAGATCGCTGTGATGGCGGCTTGCTGATAGGATCGCAAGCTCAACATGACGTCGCCTCCCGGCCGTCATTGATCCAGCTCGTGCCATCGGCCATGCGGTAGACAACATGGTCGTCGCCGGCATCGACCACCTCACCCGGGACGAGATCGGGCACGAACAGATGTTTTGGGCAGGCGCGAAGCTGAGCGGCGCGGTCGAGCGGCCTGTCGAAACGCGCGCAGTGCCAGCCACCCTCAATCGGCGTTGCGTGCAGGCAGGATCGGCAGGTGATGGCAGCTGCGGCATCCTCATGGCAGACGGGACGGTGGTTGCAGAGACGGCATTCCCACCAGGAGGGATCGTCAGAGATTCGCACCGGCGGGCGCTTGGCTTCGATAATCCGGCGGGCTTTTTCGATTAGCCGTGCGGCTACCTCGCGGTCCGCGCGCAGGCGCTCAATGTGCAGTTCGTCGGTGTCCTTGCACACCGCCACATACAGAGCCCGCGTGATGCCAGTGAGATGCATGTAGATCTGCATCTGCGCGGCATGCTGCGGCTTGGCCGCGACCACGCCCTTTGCCACAAGGTCACGGAAGCTCTTGGCCGAATGGGTCTTGAACTCGACCACGTGCCAGGTCTTGGGCGCTTCCTTGAGGCCGATCGCGACGGCATCGAGCGCGCCGCCAAAATGACCGCCGTGCGCCGCGACCTGCCACTGCCGGCCCGTCTGCGGATCGAGGTCGAGCACGGTCGCCCCGGTTGCGCGCAGATTCCGAACGAGCCGCGCCTCTTCCAACTGACCGCTCTCGAACAGGCGCAGAATGCGGCCAGGAAACCGCGCCGGCGTGATCCAGCGAAAATCGTACCAGAGTGCCCGCTCGCAGGATTTGCCGATCAGGGACGCACCGAGATGCTCACGAAACCCATCGTCGCGGCTGGCTTCGTATGCGGCATAGATCGCCGACAGCGTCGGTGTTGGTGGGGGCGGGAGAGCGGCCATCATGGCGCCTCCCGGTTTAGGCGGCGGTGCGCCTCGTCCATGATGCGCGCCCAACTGGTCTCGTCATGGCGCTCGCGCAGGACGGCGATCACGCAGTCCTTCAAGCCATCCTTGGGCTTGGGCAGCGCGGACAGTTTAGCGGAGAGCTCGGCCCGTTCGCGCTGCAGATGACGTAGCGCGGTCTTGGCGCGGTGAAACCAGCGCGGGTCGAGCGGTTTGCGGCTTGACTGCCGTTGCAGATCGGCGGCCGCGATCTGGGTGCGGATCGACGCAATGGCATCGTCGATCTCGGTCATGCGAGCACGGATCGCGCCGCGGGTGGCTGGCAGGTCCGGCTGGCCGACCGCTGCGGCAGGCCGGATGATATCGCTGTCCAATGGGTATCTCCTCGATCACCTTCGCAGGACACCGCCGCCGTTCATGTTTGGCGATCTGCCGGCGGCGATGCGCTGTGGGTTGACCTCATGCCTGACGTTTCCAGGGCGCCGAGCCGAAACCCGCGGCTGGCGCGGCTGGTTGGGCCGGTGCCGTGGGCCCCGGGCGCACGGGAGGCGCCGGTGCCTTGGCGCCACGGTCGACTGGCAGGTAGCGGATCTTGTTGCTTTCGCCGTAGCCGTTCTTGGGCGGCTGGACCTGAACGTCGGCGATGAACGGGATCAGATGCAGCTGCTCGCTGTCCTGCACCTGCAGCCGTCCGGTAGCGTGGCAGATCGCCGAGAGCGTGCGTTGGGCGATTTCCACGGTCTGCGGATTGGCATTGACCAGATTGAGCCGGTCGAACAGCTTGCGGCCGCGGCAGGGGCCGTCCAGGACATCGAGTTCGAGCCACAGGTACTGGCCCATGCCGTCCTTGGTGACGCGCATCTCGCTGTTGACGATCTGAGCGGGGTATTTGCCAGGCGGCAGTACATCGAGGGGCTTGGCTGGTTCGATGCCGGTGGCGTCGAAGGTGGTTCCGAGATTGGCCATGGCGAGGGCTCCTGTTCTGTTGTGATTACGGTTGCGGCATGGCCGCGGCGAAGGCCTGCCAGTCGAGGGGCAGCATGTCGGGCAGGCCGTAGCGGTTCTTGGCGAGGAAGGCGGGACGCTCGGCGGTGTAGAGCACCCGCTCGCCGCTTCCGAGCGCGCGGGTTATCTTTTTGTTGAACCCGATGTCGGACTTCACTGTGCTGATGCGGTAGTTGGCAAACAGCACGACGTCGGAGTGCTCCTGCAGCAGCGCCGCGGCGCGGCTGTGCAGCTTGATGACGTAGCGGTCGTAGGGTTCGTGCTCGGGGCTGTCGAAGCGCTTGATATCAGTGTGGGCGAGCTGGATCACCGTCATGCCGCGCTGGTCGCGCAACGCGTTGAGCCCCTCGAGATACTGCCGCCACAGATCGAGCGCCGCCACATAGCCCTTGCCGTAGCCCGGCTCCTCGATCGAACCCCAGCCGTTGTCCTTGCAGGCGCGCTGCCACACCAAGGGCTCGAGCCAATCGATGCTATCGACCACCACGGTCTTGTAGTCGTGTGTCTCGGTATAGAGCGCGGCGAGCGCCTCCATCACTGCATCGAAACTCTTGGCCAGCGGGAAGTGCGGCACCTTCATGTTGCCGAGGCCATCTTCGGTCGGCACAACGACGACGGCCGGCGCACTGGTCGCGAACGTTGTCTTCCCGACCCCGGCCACACCGTAGGTCAGAATCCGGGGCGGCGAGAACGAGGTCGCCGGTTTGATAGAGGCAAGCGAAATGGCCATTATCGGTTCTCCATCGGCGTCTCGATGCGATAGACGGGGCGGCCGGTCTCTACCGTGCGTGCCGGGATGAACAGCTCGCGCACTGGTCGCGGCCAATTCGCAAACGCACTTTCCGATACTTCGAGTTTGACCTTGACGTATTCGGCCGGATCGTCGCCCCAGCCGGTGCGGATGATCTCGATCGCGTGCTTGAGCTTGGCTTGGTCCCACTTCACGCGTTTGGGCACATCGGCAACAACGATGAAGCCGTTGTCCTCGAACCGGACCACGCCGGTATCTTTGCTCTCCTCGGCGCGGCGCTGACGGGCACGCGCTCCGTATTTGCGATCGAGGGCGGTTCGCACCTTGTCGTCGATCAGAGCCAGGCTCGCCTTCTGCTCGGCGAGGTCATCCATGATGCAGGCGAGTTCCGGGGCCGTAAGCGCCGCAACCGCCTCGACCTCGAGATCGCGGATATGCTCGGTCAGGATCGCAAGCTTTGACATACTGGACTCCTCAAGCCGCGAGCGGGATGGTTGCTGCGTCGGCTGGATTAGGATCGAGGGGAATCGCCATCGGAAGGTTCGTCCGGCGTGCAGTGCAAAGTCGCCCCGGTTGGGCTTTCACCGCGATGTAAAGCCACTCCTCGGAGCCGACTCGCTTCTGGACGGGAAGAACGAGACCCTGCGCGGCGGTGACCATCACACGGGTTGCGACCGCATGAAGGTCTGCGCGTGGCTTCCGTTCGAGCACCTTCGCACTCGGCATTCGGTCATGCCCGAGGTGCCCTCGGTAATAGACGACCTTGTCTCCGGGGCTGGCATCGATCAGCCAATCCACGAAGCCGTTCTCGTCGAATGGGATGGCGTGCTTTTCGATCGCGATCGCGACGGCTCGTGCAGACTGCGACATGGACAAACCTTTCTCGTGCGGTCGAAGGCACGCCTTCGACCGGGATGGAACTTCTGATTTGCTGACGGCCCCTGGACCGATCAGTTCCTATTCATCAGGTAGCGATCAAGCGCACCGATTTTCCCAGGAGGTCCTCAATGCCTGCCGCCTCGTCTGCATATTATGTAGCGTTCGAGCCGTTGGATTTTCCCAGGAGGTCATGGGTCGAGCAGGCGCCTGCGCTCGACCAGTCCGGCCGTGAGCAGCCGGTACCGGATCTCGCGCAGGCGCCGGTAGAACTCGCTGGTTGAAAGTCCGGATTGCCGTTGCGCTCCAGCAAGATCGTCGTGCCGCAAGGCCAGAGTGGCAACCATGGCCAATTCGCTGGGCAAATCCGCTAAGAACCGAGTAAGCGCGAGAGGGAGTCGTAACTGCTGTTCCGGATCGGTGCCTAAAGAGAGTTGTTTCTCCACAACAGCCCGAACCGTGGTCGCCTCTCGCCCATCAGCGATTGGCTCATCAAGCGAGTCGCCGCGGACGCGGCGTTCAGCGCCAATCTCGTCGGCCGCGGCCTTGGCCGTTTGTCGTGCAATCCGGTTGGCGAAGGATGACCATGTGCCGCGGGAGGGATCGAAAAACCGACGGCGCTCCAAGAGCGCGAGCAGGATGTCCTGCTCGACGTCCTCGCGGTCAAACTCGCCGAGCCCCATGGTGTGCGCGACCCGGCGCGCATGGTAGGCGGCCGTCCCCATCATGGCGCGCAATGCACGCTGATTGATCGGCCGTTCCAATTGCGTGCAAGCGCGGGCGTCCGAGGCGGTCATAGGCCCCTCCTCCAGAAGAGGACATCCGATTGGAATCAGTCACTTTTTCTTCCTATTTGAAGCCGCCCGGCCGCCCTGGGCTTCCAATTGCTCGATGAACGCCAGAATTTGTCCGCGGTCGCCAGTGTGGGCGAACGGCCACGGCGCAGATTCAGAATAAACGCTGCATCCCCAACTGCTTGTCGGCCGAATTCGGTGGGCTTGAAGGCGGAGTCGCGGAGGAATTCTTCGACCCGAGCGATAAAATGTTCGCTAAATGTTCTTGCCATAGGAGGCATAAGAGCGATATGCAGCTACATCGTCAATGGAAAAGAAATTGGAAATTTCCAATATCACTAGATCAAGGAGTTACACCCATGGACCTCGATCCGATCCGCCAGCGGGTCCTCGAACTGATCGAGCGCACCGGCACCGACCTCAAGAAGGCCTCACTCGCCGCAGGCAAGAATGCCGCCTACGTGCATCAATTCATTTATCGTGGCACGCCAAAGGTCCTGCCTGAGGATGTGCGCGAATCACTCGCCAAACATCTCGGGGTTAATGATCGCGATCTGCGCCATCCCGGGGCGCCGACACGTAAGCCGGCCGCCTCTGACGCCCAAGTTCGTGATGAACAGGTGGATCCTCGCAAGCGCCAGCGGCGGTCGGCCGCTGGCTTCTCGCCGGTCACCGAAATCAACGTCCGCGCTTCGGCGGGACCTGGAGCGTTCAACGAAGGGCTCGAAGAGGCGAAGGAAACCTGGCTCTTTCCGGATGCCGTTGTCCGTCACGAATTCCGCGCGCGTGCGGAGGATTTGCACATCGTCACAATCGACGGCGATTCGATGGAGCCGCTGTTGTCGAGTGGCGATCGCATCGTGGTCGACACCAGCCAGCGCGTGCCGGTGCCGCCCGGGATTTTCGTGATCTGGGACGGCATGGGTGTTGTCGCCAAGAGGGTCGAGCACCTGCCGCACTCGGAACCGCCCAAGGTGATTATCAAGTCTCTCAATCCCGAGTATCAGACCTATGAGCGCGATGCGGAGGAAGTGAATATCGTCGGCCGTGTCATCTGGGCCGCGAAGCGACTGTGAACGAACTCGCGGAAGAGCGTCGGTGTTTGCGATTCTCAATGTCCCACGTCACCATTCAGTGAAGCTACCGGCGGGCCGTCACGACGCGCGGACATCGAGGTCAAGATGATGCGCACTGCCGGACAGAACGCGCAACCACGAAGAGGACGCCCATGACCATTCGCGTCGCCGCCATCGAGGTGAGCCACTGGCATTCGCTCTACGACGCCGCCTACCTCCGCCACCTTGTCGCCATGCCGGACGTGGACTTGGTCGCCATCCAAGACTCTGACGCCGCTCTTGTCGCGAGACGTGCGGCCGAGGTGGGGAGCCCGCCCACGTTCACCGACTACCGAAAGATGCTAGCCACGAGCCGCCCCGATTTCGTCATGGCACTCGGGCGACACCGGCAGATGGCGGGCATCGCGAACGACCTGCTCGACGAGGGCTTTCCCTTCCTCATGGAGAAACCAATGGGGATTAGCGCGGCCGAGGTGGATGCGTTGGCCGCCAAAGCGGCCCGGCTGGATGCGTTCGCCGCCGTCCCGCTGGCCCAGCGCTACACACCGTTCGCCAAGCGCGCGCGTGAGCTGCTCGCCGCGGGGCGCTTTGGCCCGCTATCGCACATCTACGTTCGGATTAACCGACCGGGTCCGGCACGCTACCAAGCCTGGGATTGCGCCTGGATGCTCGATCCCGCTGAGGCCGGCGGCGGCTGCCTCCGGAATCTGGGTCCGCACGGGCTAGACATGTTCATCTATCTGACCGGGGAGGAGGCGCAGGTAACTGGCGCCCAACTGAGCCGGCGCGCGCATGAACGTCCGGTCGAGGACTACGCTTCGGTGATGCTCCGCTCCGCGAGCGGCATTCTTGGTACCATCGAGGTCGGCAATGGCTTTCCTCGTGACGGCACTGATGGTGAGTGGAAGATCGCCGGCCGCGACGCCATTCTCACAATGAAGGACGGGATCATGAAGCTCGCCACCGCCGAGGGCGACGAGACCCTCCCGGGTGCCACCGTCACCGCGCCGTATTTCACCGCAGTGCGTGATGCGCTCGATCACTGGCGGCGGGGCGCGGCGCCACCGATCAGCGTCCACGACTGCGCGCGGGTCGTGCGATTGATCGACCAAGCATACGAGCGCGCGCGGTGACATGCGGGTAGGATTGGCGCGCGCGGAACCGCGATCGATGACCTGACCAACATGAAGCCGCAGCCGGACACATCAACCCAGGAAGTTCTGGCGGGCCTGGTCGAGCGCGTCACCTACCACAATGCCGAGAACGGCTTTTGCGTTCTGCGCGCCAAGGTGCGCGGTCATCGCGAGGTCGTGACCGTGGTTGGGCACGCCGCAACGATCGCGGCCGGAGAGTGGGTTACGGCAACGGGCGATTGGGTCAACGACCGTACCCATGGTCAGCAGTTCAAAGCGCGCTTCTTGCGCACATCGCCCCCGACCTCGGCCGACGGCATCGAAAAGTACCTCTCGTCCGGCATGATCCGGGGCGTGGGACCGGTGTACGCCAAAAAGCTCGTCCGGGCGTTCGGCGAGAAGGTATTCGACATCATCGAGACCGCGCCGGACCGGCTGCGCGAGGTCGACGGCATCGGGCCAGTGCGCGCCGCCAGCATTCTTACCGCTTGGGCAGAGCAGAAGGCGGTGCGGGAAATCATGATCTTCCTGCACAGTCATGGGGTCGGTACCGCCCGGGCGGTGCGGATATTCAAGACCTATGGTGCCGACGCCATCCAGGTCATGACCGAAAATCCTTATCGGCTGGCCCGCGACATTCGCGGCATCGGATTCAAAACCGCAGATGCGATCGCCATGAGGCTTGGCATTGAAAAGACCGCGATGGTCCGGGTTCGCGCGGGCATCTCCTATGCACTGACCGAGGCGATGGACGAAGGTCACTGCGGACTGCCGACCGATGAGCTGGTGCCGCTGGCCGAGAAGCTGCTCGAGGTCTCGGGTGAACTGGTCCGCACCGCACTCGACCTCGAATTGACGGAAGGCACCGTCATTGCCGATCGGATGGGCGAAGTACCTTGCGTGTTTCTGGCGAGCCTGCATCGCGCGGAACGAGCCATCGCCGAGCGGCTGATCCGGCTCGTGAATGGCACGCTCCCCTGGCCGTGGATCGACCCCGACAAGGCGTTGCCGTGGGTTGAGAAGCGCATCGGGATTATCCTTGCGGAAAGCCAGGTAGCGGCGATCCGGCTCGCGCTCATGTCCAAGGTTCTGGTCATGACCGGCGGTCCCGGTGTTGGCAAGACCACCATCGTCAAGGCGATCCTGCGCATTCTGGCAGCCAAGGGGGTGAGGCTTTTACTCTGTGCCCCCACCGGCCGCGCCGCCAAGCGCATGAGCGAGGCGACCGGGTTCGATGCCAAGACCATCCACCGGCTCCTGGAGGTTGACCCTAGGGGTGGCGGCTTCAAGCGCGGCGACGACAATCCGCTCGATTGTGACCTGCTGGTGGTTGACGAGGCCTCCATGGTCGACGTCATGCTGATGCAGGCACTCTTGAAAGCGGTGCCCGACAAGGCCGCCCTCTTGATCGTAGGCGACATCGACCAGCTGCCTTCGGTTGGCCCGGGCCAGGTGCTGGCGGATCTCATCGCATCCGGCGCGGTGCCAGTGGTGCGCCTTACCGAGGTGTTCCGACAGGCAGCACAGAGCCGCATCATCATCAGCGCCCATCGCATCAACCAGGGCTCGATCCCCGACCTTAGGCCGCCCGACGCGGACAGCGACTTCTATTTCGTGCAGGCGGACGATCCCGAAACCGCCGTGCCTCGCATCATCGAGTTGGTTAAGACCCGGATTCCCAAGCGCTTCGGCCTCGACCCCATCCGGGACGTCCAGGTGCTGTGTCCGATGAACCGAGGCGGGGTTGGTGCACGCTCCTTGAACATCGAACTGCAGGCCGCGCTCAATCCCGCGGGGGATCGCAAGGTCGACCGCTTCGGGTGGACCTTCGCACCCGGCGATAAGGTCATGCAGATCGAGAATGATTATGACAAGGACGTCTATAATGGTGACGTTGGCCACATCGATGATGTCGATCCCTCCGAGGGCGAGCTCGTCGTCAACTTTGATGGCCGAGCCGTCACCTACGGGTTTGGCGAGCTCGACATGCTGGTGCCCGCGTACGCGGCGACCATTCATAAGAGCCAGGGCTCGGAGTATCCGGCGGTGGTTATTCCGATCATGACGCAGCATTACGCCATGCTGCAGCGGAACCTCCTTTATACGGGCGTCACTCGGGGCAAGCGGCTGGTGGTGCTGGTCGGACAGAAGAAGGCCATCGCCATCGCGGTCCGCAACGTCTCGGGCCGGCGCCGGTGGTCGAAGCTGGCCGAGTGGCTGTCTCCAAAATCGCCTGCCTTACGACAGTTCGGCATGATGGGCTGAACCATGGTGGCAGAGGACTTTGTGCGGGACCCGCAGATTCGGAAGTGGCTCGATGGGGTGGAGCCAGCCTGGACACTGCTCACCTTCGACAGTTTGAGAGCGCTAAGGCAGGAGCCGTCGGCCGTGCAAACCGCAATCCGGATCGCCAATGATCTCAACGCCGACGAGATCGCGCGCTCAGCGGTCGCCCGCAACACGTTCATCCTACTGCGGCAGGCGATCGAACGCGGTGGCCTGCCGCTGACCGCAACCGGCAACCTGTCACGCGCGGTTGTAGCCGAGATGTGCAAGCTCATCGAATGGCCGTGCTATGACCAAGCCGTTGCGTTTCGGCTCCACAAGGTCATTAACGAGCCCGACTTCCTACCGCTGCATATCGTTCGAATGCTGGCAGAGGCGGCCAACCTCGTGCGAATACATCGCGGGAAGTTGGTGGCGACTCCCTTGGGTAAGTCCATGCTGAGCGATGCGCGGCAAGGCGGCTGCTTGCCGGCGATCCTGTTTCATCTTGCATTCTGGCACATGGACCTCGGGTATTTCGGTCGCGGATTGTTCGGCTCATGGCCGCAAAGCGACGCCGGTGTCGTGCTTTGGTCCCTGTCGATTTGCGCTGATGACTGGCAATCCAGCGAGAAATTGACGCGGCTTTGCACCATCCCGGAACCTGCCATGTTTTCGGGAACGTGGGACAGGACGCCCTACGCGATGGAGGCCAGAATCCTTCGGCCCCTGCTCTGGTTCGGACTCCTCGACCATCGCAGCGAAAAGATGCCAGGCGATCGGTTCGGCGAGCATCATTTTTACCGCAAGGCGGCCATGTTCGATCGACTGCTGGCCTTCGACGTTGCAGTAGATTCGCCGGGCGCCCGGCATTGAAGCATTGGCAGTTCCGCGAACATCCCAGAATTTGTGAATATAAGCCCTTCCATCTCTGCGAAATTCCCGCGGAGACCTCCTGGGAAAAATTAGCTCGCCGATCGCTACTAAAGGAGGGAGCCACTACTGGCAGCTCCCGCCGATGCACAATGCCATCGATCCCCGCCACCTCTCCGCCGCCGAACGGCTCGACGAGATAGCTGACATCCTGGCGGCCGGCCTTATGCGTCTCCGTGCTCGCAAGTCCAGTCAAATATCTGGCGACCCCGGAGAAAGTTCGCTCGACTTCTCGCCCGACCAAAGCGGTCATGCGCGCCCAAGAGAACGCGAGTCGCTCACATGACCGACACGGTGCTAGCC